CTCCACGAATCATTCACGCCAGATGAAAGGTTAAAGATTAAGAGTGTGATTAAGGGATAGAGGATTAAAGCTAATGAATAACTACGAGAAAATAAAAAAATAATCATCAGCACGCTACAGGGCGTGTTTTTTGTTGTAGTAAATAGGAGATAATACGATGAGTAAAAAGGTTTTATTTGAAGATAATAATTATAAGATTATTTCAGATTATCAACTTGTTGCAAAAGCATATAAAAAGGTATACGAGGTTTCCTTAGGGACTGGAGAAGCCCAAATCCAATATTATTTAAAACACGGATCTGCTTTAGTTTATTTACTAACCCAACTCAAAACACAGCAGGAGGCGATTGAGGGACTGGAAAAACAGAAGCAATATCTTTTAAGTAGGGTAACAAGAGAAGATGTATGTCCATCACCTGAGAATCTTGAAATAACAGGAGTTTATTGTCACGATTACAATACTGAATGCTCTATGTGTTGGAATGAGCATTTAGAAGCCCTTGAAAAGCTTGAGGATGGTTTGAAATGAAAAAATATAAAATCCAGGACGGTATAGGCCATTATTTAATTTTCGAGGATAGCGGCGGTTGTATTACACCGCCTAAAACAATTTTAAAAAATAAATTATCCTTAGCAAGTAATATGACTATTAAAAGAGCGTTTAGTAGCACAGTCAAGTCAGTTATGGAGATTACAGAAGAGTTTTACAGGGGGCTATATGGCTTATAAAGTTTGCTGGAAGGATAAGCAAGGCGATTTACAGGAAGCTACAGAGCTAATAGAGGATATGTATGAGGCGCTTGATTGTTGCCGTTTCCTGCTTTGCTTGTATGGCTATTATCACTGGGTAGAGGAGGTTTAGAGATGAAATTACAGGAGTTGATAAATAAAAAACATTGGACAAGAGAGACGGCTGCTAAAAAGCTCGGTGTGAGTTTAAGAACTTTGTATTTTTGGTTAAGCAGCAGTAGTAAAAAAGAACCCTCAGGTCAGAGTTTAAAAAAAATATGTAGGGTGTTTAAATGCTCTCTGTCTGACTTGATAACATAGTCGGTACATGTCCTATAGTTCATCTATACAAGTGTTTTAACGTACTATATAATAATAAATAGCCTGTTTTACGATACAATACCAGCTTGGTGGCGGTGTAAATACAAAGGGGGAATTAACTTGTCTTCTTTTTATTGTAAATGCGTTAATATCCAAGAGTCACAATACTATACAGATTATATTAATCCTAGAAATAAACAGAAATCACAGTATGGTAGATGCACACATTGCAGGAAAGCGTATTTAATCCATGATGGGGAGGAATTAACAGGCAGGAAGGCCAAGCAAATATGGCTAAAAATTAAACATAAATTAAGACAAAATACATCAAAATACGATAGATACAGAGCTAAGACAGTCTTAAAAGATGGTTTCACTTATTTGATATCAGCTACAAAGCACTATAAAGGCGATATAATTTATTATCAAATTGAAAAAAGATATATTTCGGGCTATTCAACAGGACGTACAACGCTTAAGGATTTACGTATAAGTTAAAGGTTTTTAAATAATAAGGATTTTTTGAAATGACAAGAATAATACCGTGGCTGGTTGAGCCTTACATGGGCGCTGATGCAACAAAAACTTATACTATAAGCGGTGTTCATGGGTTTTACATCAAAAATTTTGATACAAACTATGCTTTAACTTTTGCTGTGTCCGGCTTAACAATACCCCTCGAGCCTGGACAGGATGTAAGTCTTGCGTTTAAAATCCCGCCAACATCGGCAGTGATAACAAATAGTTATACATGCTCTTTCATGTGTGGAGGATTGGATTAATGGTTAATTTCGGGTTTAGTCCTGTTAGCACCGATCCTGTCAGCTATTATTATAATATTGAAAATGGGTTAAGAATGTTCAGGTCTGTAATGGCTAAGCTGAAAGCAGGGCAGACAATTAAGCCTAATGTCTGTTGCTTCGGCTCTTCCTCATTAGCTGGGTTTGGTAGTACGGATAACAACATCTTAGGATTTATAGGCCTGCTTAGGAGTGCGCTGGCTACGCAATTTGGTGATGTTGGCACTGGAATTATAACACAAGATTCTTTTTTAATTTCCGGCTCTCCATTAATTGTATTTACAGGGACTTGGAGCCAACTACTATCTGGGAAATCCTCTTCAAGCAACGGTGCTAGTTTTTCAACTTCGTTCAACGGCACTGGCGTGTCATTATTCGCAAAACAAAATACAGGTTATGGCAGTTTATCAATTGTTATAGATGGCGGGGCGCCTGATGTATGGAGTCTTAACGGGACGCTGGATTATAATAAAATATGGACAAAAACCGGGCTCAGTGCTGGTGACCACACAATAGTAGTAACTAAGACAGATGCTAATTATACACTATTTCACGGCTTGTTGCCTATCAAGGGGACGGCCGGCATTAATATTAATAATTTTGGCATATATGGCGCATACTCAACAAGTTATATCCCTTCTGGCAGTGGCATACTTGACACTACAGCAAAAAATTTCTTTCTAGACTACTGGGCTCCAGTACTGAGTATTATCTGTATCGGCTCTAATGATGCAAGTAAAACGCCATCATCAATCCCGCTAGATCAGCACGAAGCTGCCTTACAGTCTCTAATAACGGCTTGTAAAGTACATGGGGATGTTTTACTGATTGCAGGCGGGTTAAGATCAGAGACAAGTACAATCCCTATATCGTCTTATACGGCAGTACAGAAACAGTTAGCCAAGCCTAATAATTGCGCTTTTATTGACATGAATACACGCTGGGGTAATGTTTACGCTACAGCTAACACAACTTATGGGTTTTACTCCGACACAGTCCATCCAAGCAATGCAGGGCATCAGGATTATGCCAGCGCCATATCAAAAGCATTTGATTTGTAAGTTATTTTGACTAAAAAGCATGCATAAAATATTTTTGAATAATCCAAAATGATATTTTTAATAAATTGTACAAAGATTTCTGAAAAGATAAAAAACTACAAATGTAGTGAATTTTAAGAGGCTATTTAAGGTCCTTTTATTTTAATGGTTGATAGTTAACTAACCGGTTGCCATAAAAACGATAACTGATACATAAGCCTCATTAGTGGTCTATTTCGAGTCGAAATATAGAAAGCTGAGGACCGGACTTTAGTAATTAACGGTCCTTTAAAATTGGGGGCAACCCTCTCATGTGCCACTTTCCTCCTCCTTAATCCCCAGCCCCCATGTTTTTCTTTTTAATTATAGAGGTTTAATTTGATATCAAAAATAAAGCCTATAAGAGACAAGGGATTAAAGCGCTGGATATGGCAGGGGCGATAAAAATTGTATCTTTTGCGGAGCTAATAGCCAAGACCCTCACCACGTGATCCGTCAAAGTCATAAACCAATAGATTTACAATGGAACCTTGTTGGAGTCTGTCGGAGTTGTCATGCATCCACTGAAAACGGGATTATAAGTAAATACAAAGAGGTCAAAGCAGTCAATCATAGGCTTAATCAATTGGGTCTTGTGGAGAGATTCAGGACAGATGGCAAGCGAATTAGATTAGATATAGGGTCTAATGAGTATAAGTACTTATGAGGGCAATTAAATGTTCGAAAAAGAAATAGACAGCTACCTTGAGTCATATGCAGACTTTATAACTCAAAAAGCCCAATACAGAGAAGAGTACGCAGAAGCTAAGGCTAGACTAACCATATTGATCGCAAAGCATATTAAATCATCTGCAAGTTTTGAAAATAAAATCCCTTTATTGCTAAATATTCCTGAAATAGCTGAAGAGGCCGAAAGCCTTAATTATATTTACAACGTTTACGAAGCTAAGTATAAAAACTTTAGAGACTTTGCGGAGCTTTATAGGATAAAGATCATTGAGCTCCAAAGCAGGCGTAAATCTCAAGCTGTATCCCCAATTTAAATTTGTTGCAAATTATTTTTTAGGGCTGGTTTACTCATCTGCTCTCGTGAGGATTATCCAGCCCGCCCCCGTATAAAAAGATAGCTTAGCGGATCTCTTACTGGTTATTTAATATCCTTTTCTTAAATCTATTATTTCTGGTCTTTTAGATTTAGTGTAGTAGCTATTAACCTCAAAATAGGTCTTATCTTCATTGCTTGCATTGTCAATGTCTTCTTGGAGTGAACGCATAGCAATCTTGTCAGTAGCTTCAATTTCGATTCTGGCTATTGAGTTATATTCTTGTCTAATTTCTTCTAAAGTTTTCATTTCTGCTCCTTTTCTCAATGTTTTTAAGTATTCTTTAATTTTCTGGTATTCTTCATTGTTACATCTTATACAACGGGGCTTTGCATTTTCGCTTACAGATGGACGACCTGACCCTTCACGATAACCGCCCCGACCTACTTTTTTACCTGTAACTCACAAAAATTAAATTCAAAATCATTTAAGTTATAGTTAGCTTCGAATCCTTCAATGTCAATATTTAATTCGTGACAAATTGCAGAGATTTTATTTTGTTCAATATTTTCTGCTTCAGATTCTAAATCATCGGCATCGCCAATCTCAATACCAATTCCTCTAAAATCTTGGCCATTAAATTTAAATTCATAATCTAATTTCATAATCATCTTTAAATCTCCTTTGTTTTACTCTACCCTCTTATAATATCATAGCTTTTAGATTTTGCAATACAATTTCAAGAATATCATTCAAATAGTTTACATTTAGTTATAAAGGCTGGTCAATACTTTATATGAGATTAAAAGCATTCCTAAGATTTAATATAGTATTAATACGCTTAATCTTAACAGGCTTAGAGTCGATTTATTTAGACGATTATGAAGTGCTAAATGCGACGTTAGAACTAAAAAAAATACGCAAAGAAAAGAAGCAAAAAGCAGTTAGTTATTTAAATAAGTTGTATAAAAAGAAATGAAAAAACTTAATAAAAGTCAGAAAGCTTTTTGTAAAAATAAAGCACTTGGATTATCAAACGAAGAATCAGCTATAAAAGCAGGATATTCAAAGACAACCGCTAAAACAAAATCTCACACATGGTTAGGAAAAAGTGAGATAAAAGCAGAAATAGCTAGATTAGAGAAAAAAGTTGAACAAGTTGCTGCCGAAGAATTTAAAATAACAGCTGCTGAAATACTTAATGAGCTTGCTAAAATTGGGTTTTCCAATGTTAAGGATTTTTATAATTCAGATGGAAGTTTAAAACAAATCCAAGAGCTTGATGATAAAACCACTTCTTGCATTTCAAGTATTAAGGTTCAAGAGGTTAAAGATTTGGCTGGCATGGTTGATGGCGTGTTATGTAATATTCCAGCCCAAACTAAAGAGATTAAGCTTTGGGATAAAAGAGCTGCCTTAGTTGACCTTGGCAAGCATTTAAAGCTATTTACAGATAAGGTAGAAAATGAAACTACTTTTAAAAACTCTCCTTTTAAAATTGAGATTGTGGAATAAAAACAATCATTAATGCCAAAAATAACTTTTAAGCTATTACTGGAGGAAATGCTATTTGTTCACCGCCTGGAGACAAAATAAATTCTGAAATTTAAAAAAGATATGGACACTTTGGGATGAAGTTTTACAAAAAATATTTGCCTTTACTGGAATTAAATCATTCAAAGTTTTCAGTAATTGCGTTGACGGGCGGTCGTGGATCGATGAAAACAGGTCATGCGTTAAGGGGCATTCTTGTCTGTTCAATGCTAGAAAAGAAAAAGACTTGTTTTTTCCGTGAAACTAGAGACACTCTGGCAAACTCTATCAAAGCTGAACTCGATGGAATAATAGATGAAGATTTTGAACGAAGAGGTTATACATACACTAATGAGAGTGTTAAGCATGTAAACGGATCATATATGTTTTTCAAGGGATTAAAGGAAGTTAATAAAGCAGCAATTGAAAATTTAAAAGGCATTGCTACAACTACAGACTTTTTCGTAGTCGATGAAGCTCAGGCCGTTTCCAAGGCTGTTTGGGATGTACTTATCCCTACGTTAAGAAAAGCTGGCTGTGTTCTTATAGTTATATATAATAGGGTTGACAATAATCTCCCGGTCGAAGAGGTTTTATTTCTCGATTACGAAAATATGAAAGCTCCTACGAATACTTACTTTATAGAAGTAAATTACCCAGAGATTTTACATTTAGGCTTATTAAGCCATCAATTTGTTGAGAGAGCTGAACTTTTAAGAGTAAACAAGCCTGATGAGTACGACCAGTATTATTTAAATAAGCCAAACGCCCAGCACATCGCAAAGGTAGTAAAATACTACGACAAAAATAAAGTTGTCCAGAACATAAATTACTGCATAGATGAAGATTTGCATATCACTTGCGATTTTAACGTTGATCCGATGTCATGGGCTATAGCTCATAAAGATGAAAAGAATGTCTATTTTATAGATGAAATCGTAATCGAAGGCACGGACGTTAAAAGCACAGTAAAAGAATTTTTAAACCGTTATCCCGGCCATATTGGAAAGATCATTATAAACGGTGATGCGTCAGGGGATAACAGAGATGCAGGAAGCGACCAAACGAAGTTTGTACAACTGAGGAATGCCCTTTACGAGCATGGCTATACAGATGTTGAAATAAAAATCAGACACGGAAACCCACGAATAATAAACAGGATTGATGCTTTCAATTCAAGAATGTTAACAAATGCAGGAGAAACCTGTATTTTTATTAGCCCAAAATGCAAGTGGCTTTTATATAACTGTCAGAATTTAGCTTACAAGCCCGGCACATCAATAATTGATACACCAAGTCAAACGGTATTAAAAAATGATTCTGAGAGTAAATTTTTAGGGCATATTTACGATGCAGCAAGCTACTTGATAGAAATGTACTGGCCGATCAATGCAGAATATCTAAAAAAACATCTAGAAGAAGTGCAAACTATATGGGAAAAATACTCATAAGGAAATATTAAGGCTAGGGTAGCACCCGAAAAGAAGTTTCCTGACTTCCTGCCTTATTTTATTATCAGGGTTTTATTACAGGAGATAAAAATGAAATTTTTAGAATTTGAGATAAGTATTATTAATATTGATAATATTGAATCAATAAGCAAGTACGAAAGTAAATATCTTAGAAAAAATGATCAAATTGATAAATATAATAACCAAATAAAAATAAAATTCAAGAATAAAATAAATATTGCACATTATTGTAATCAAAAAAACCTAAATGATATTGATTCATCGTATGATCTTAACGAGTACCATTTATTTTTTGAAAATAAAAAACTTAGAGATACTTTTTATGATGAATTATTGTTAGCATTATGTAGCGAGTCAAAGATTATTAAAATAGTCAAAGAGAAAAAAACAAAATATAAAACATACAAAATAATAGAATTGTTTTAAAATTTGATCCTCATCTAGTCCGGCCAGACGAAAACACTTAGCCTAAGTGCGATGAGGAGATAAAGGCAGTTAAGAAGAGGCGTCTTAACAATGATACTCGAACGAGTATTGTCGTTAGACGCCTCTTTTTTTGTGCCAATTTTACGAAATAAGGAAAAACAATGGAATATTTAGTTATTAAAGAAGATCAGACCAATAAAGCCCTGAAGCCAAGCCAAAAAGATGAAATTGTTAAAAGTATATATGAAACATTTGACAGGCTTAATACTGCACGTCAAAAGCAGTCAGATGACATTAAAAAATTACAGGGTTTTATTTTCCCTGTAAAAAAAGAATCTGAAAATTATAAATCTCATGACATGTTCGAAATTGTTCAGACTTTCAAGGCGGCTATCTGGGAGAATCTGTACTCAAACATTGAAAGCTTGTTTGATGTTTCTGGACAAGATGAAGAATCTGAAGCCAATTCTTATGTCCAGAAAGCTAATCTTGTACATCAGTTCGAAAAAGCCAAATTGCAAAAGACTATTGATAAATGCATTGATTATCTAATTAGTAAGTCTGAGTTTATCTGTTTTGTAGGCTGGAAAAAAACCGAAAAGCAAATAAGGAGAAAAGAACCTGTTTTAATGCCTGTTCTTGATGAATATGGCGGTACTGCTATTGGAGAAGATGGACAGCCTTTGCAAGTGGAAACCGGTAAATTTCAGATTAACGTAAAGTCTATAGTTGATTATGATGGTGTTGATTTTAAGGCAGTAGACCCTGAATCATTTGTGTACGACACAGAAAATGAATCATTTAGAATTTATCAAACTTTTACATCTGTTCAAAAACTCAGAGAAAATAAGCTATATGATCTTTTAACCGATACTCAGGCAAAAGAGCTTGAAGAGTTAACCAAAGACCCTGAGATAAAAACAGGATATGTTAATAAGGCTGACAAAGAAGATTATAAAAATGGCATAAAAGGCAATCAGGTAGAGGTTTTGGAATATTGGGGCGATCTTAAGTTAAAAGACGGCCTGTTAAAAAACTATGTAGTAGTAGTCGTTGCAAGAAAATATGTTATTAGATACGAATCCAACCCATATCTAAATGACCCTTTTGTTATATGCGACATCCTGAAAGACCCGGAAACTAAAAGAGGGTATTTATATCTTCTTTCCGCAATAGAATATATTCAAACGTCAGAAAATCTGATAAATGATATAAAAGATGCGGTTGATTTGACCGTAAACCCTCCTTACCTTGCACCAAAGGGTGCAATGACCGGCAGGAAAAAACTAAAAGCTGGCGATATCGTAGAATACGATCCTCTTCTGATGCCAAAAGAACCAAGCAAAATAGAATTTAATTCAGCTTTAAATGCTTTTCAGTTTGTCGAATTTTTAAAAGCTCAAATTGAATCCACAACAGGCGTGTTTAAAAATATGGCTGGGGTTAATGAGGGCGGCGATCCTACGGCAACCGAAATAAAAGCTCGTGTAGGCGGTCAAAATTCAAGATTATCTATGATAATTGATACCATAAATCAAAACGGTATCATTCCAATCATTGAAAAGGCCGCTGACCTTGAAGCTAATTATAATTTTGACGACAAGCAAATTACTGTAAACGGCAAAGCTGGTAAAGAGTATAAATCTGTCACCCCCGACTTAAGGCAAGGAAATTATAAGTATACATACGGTGATAGAAACGACATGCAGCTTAAAAAGCTGCAGCAAGAGCAAGAAGACACATTTATTGAAAGGGCAATGCAGCACCCAGCCATGATGCAGCAATTTAATGTTATTGAATATGTTAAGTACAGGCTCGAACAGAACGGGGCCGAAAATGTGGAGAAGTTTTTCAATGCTCAATCACCTCAGCAAATCGGAATTAATCCTAATGAAGGAATTGATCCACTCACAGGAATGGAGGATTTACAAGGATTACCTCAAAACCCTAATATACCGCCAAGTATCCAGCCAGCAATGCAATAAGGATTTTTTGCATGGAGTAAAACATGGGATTGAAAACTTTGAATCAGATTTAAAAAAGAGAATTGAAGAGGAGCAAAAATAATGCCATTTTATGCAAAATGGCAAACGGTCACGGCGCAACCCTTACATCAAAGGCACAACCAATAAATTTATAAGTTATCAGGGAAATTATAGGCATGAAGAAACAACCTCATTTCGTGGGGCTTTTTTGTGCGAGAAAGGACAACATTATTATGGACGAAATTATTCAAGTTACACCGGAAACAACTCCAGTTTTACCGGAAACAACTCCAGAAATTAAAGAACCACCTGTTCAGGAATCGGCTAATCCGAATAATCCTGAGCTGGACAGTTTTTTAAATCCTGAAGAATCTAAAAAAACTGAAGAGTCTGAAGAACACCCAGAATGGTTTCAAAAGGGTACTTTTAAGAGTATCGAAGAACAGGCAAAGGCTTACACAGAAGCTCAAAAGAAGATGTTGAATGATGCTTCAGAGAAGAATCAAGCTATTAAAAAAGCTCAGGAGCTTGAAGCGCAGATACAGCAGATCAAAACACAATCCCAGCAAAGCGAATTCCAGAATATTGTAAGCTCTATTAACGATATAGCCAATAAAAAAGTTGACAAAGGATTTACTGAGGCTATTAAAACAGTAGTTGACGACTTTAGTAAGGGTTATATTACTGAAGCTGAAAAAATTACTTATATCGAAGCCCTAAAAGAGCAAAAGGAAAACGACAAGAGAAGCATACAATCAGGAGAATTCGCAAAGAGCTATCTGAAAGATCAAGGCTATAACCCTGAGCCTAAAAAGGATCAAGGACAGCCACCTCAGGATGACTTTATTCAAAGATACGGCGAGCCTATCGTAATAGATGATTTCGTAAAGCAAAATCAAGAATTTTTGGGCCTCCCATTTAAGCAGGAAATTTTTAACCAGGTTAAAACTCTGTATGGGGATAGATTAGGAGCTAAAGAACTGCAAGCCATCAAAGGAATGATGGAAGCTGTCGAAAAAGGAACTGAAGCTCGAATCCGAAACGAATACGAAATCAACGCTAGGCAGACAAACGACAAATTAAGGCTTGGTAGTGCGATTTCAGATATACCGTCTTCAGGCAATGGTCAACAAACCTTCACGAGAGCTCAAATCTCTGATCCCTCGTTCTTTGCAAAGTATGAGGCAGAGATCGACAAGGCAATGAGTGAGGGAAGAATAATTTAACGAAAGGATTAACAAATGTCAGATAACGCAAAACTCAATAATATTACGTATGCAGACACTATAAAAGTTATTAAAACAGTAGTGGATTTTACTGTACAAGATGGCTCCGTCGGAGTCCACTCAATAGATTGCTATTTGCCTAAAAATCATAATCTTGTTAATACCCAGATTTATGTAAATACCGCCCTTGTATCAGGCGGTTCCGCCACTGTTTCAATTGGTTATGATGACATTGCAACAGAGCCGGATAACATACTTAATGACGAAGCAGTAGCAAGTTTCTCATTAGCTGCCTTGGTTGCTGGCATACCTGTATTAGGCACAGCAGCAACTCATATTGCTGTCGGTACTGCTGATGTCCAAGTAGCTTATGAGATTAAAACAGCAGCTATTACGGCAGGGGAAATCACAATTATCAATACTTTAGTTCCAACAGTTTAGTTTAATAACAGGATTACTCTTGTCCCCCTTTTCAAAGGGGGATTTTTTAATGAAAGGATTTAAAAATGGCATATAAGAATTTTATACCTGAATACTGGTCATCTAAAATGACCAAAAACTACGATAATTATGGCGTTATGATAAAATGTTGTAACACTGACTGGGAAAAAGACGTTAAAGGATCTGGCGATACTGTAAATATACAGACTTTTGGAGATATTACAGTAAGCACCTACAGTGGTACTTTATCTTATCAAAAACCTGAAGAATCCACCCAGCAACTTGTACTAGATCAAAAACAATCATTCGCTTTTAGAGTTCCTGACGTTGATAAGGTCCAAGCAAATATTAATCTGGTAAATGGCTATATGGGTAGAAGTAAAATACAAGTAGGCTTAACAAAAGATACTTACTTGCTTTCAAAACATGCAGATGTCCCGGCGGCTAATACAATTGGAACTACAGAATCACCTATTGCGCTTACAAAAGACAATATTTATGGCCATTGTGTTGATTTAGCTGCAATCTTAAAAGACAATAACGCAACAGTGTCAAAAGAAGGAAAAGATCCTTGGATTGCGATTAATCCGACTATAGAAAAACTTATGCTCAAATCACCCGAGTTCATTTCTATAAATAACCCAAATATCGTTAAAGAAACAATGATTGAAGGCTCAATCGGCAAGATCGGTAGTCTTAACGTAATGATGTCTACTAACTTTATAGCGGTTAGTTCAAAATACTATATAATGGCAGGAACTAACGATGCTATTACATACGCTTCACAGATTGATGAGGTTGAGTCATTGAGAGCGCAAGACAGCTTTGACGATCTTGTTAGAGGCTTATATGTCTATGGCGCTAAAACCGTAGCTCCAACTTCATTGTCTAAAATCATTGCAACAATAGCGTAAGGTGGTAAATATGACTGTAAGTAAAACAGGAGTTGTCCATCCTCAGATTATTACTGCATTAAATAATGTTGATACTGAATTGACAGCGGTACTTGATGGATTAACCCCAACCGAGCTAAATTTTATTGATGGAGTTACACCTGGAACGGCAGCCGCTGATAAAGCTGTTGTTTTAACAACCGGTAAAGTTATTGACGAAATAGATTTCACTGCTTTAAAAATTGGTGGGGTTGCTGTTACTGCGACAGCAACTGAAATTAATAAAGCTTGTGATTTATCAACAACTGAGCAGACAATTGTAGCTAGTGGATCGGTTACAGCGGGTAAAAAGGCTATATTTCTTAACCACGCTACAGTTGCTATTGCTGCAACCATTGCCGATACTTCATTGCATCAAGGATTATTTTTAATAAAAGCAGGGCTTGAGCCCGGAGCCGGACAAGATCACACCTGTACAATTACAACCGGATCATGGAATGGTACTAATAAAATTGCTACATTCGCAGATATAGCAGATTCTTTATTGGTTTATTTTGATGGATCTGGAAATGGAACTATCCTTGTAAATACTGGGACAGTTTCACTAAGCGGTTAAGAATAGGGGGATATCCCCCTATTCTATTAGATAGGTTACCAAAAAAGTAACGAAAGGAAATAATCATGACAACTGTAGAAAACAAATTTATGACACTTACGCAACCAACAACCAAAACATGCTTAAAATGCAAAATTGAAAAAGATAAAAACGAGTATGATATAGATCCAAATAAGCATGATGGATTAAAAGGATGGTGTAAATCTTGCATTGAGCAAGTAAAGTCTGAAAATACTCAATTAAAAGGATCATTACAAGACAAGGTAATGACTATTGATGAAGTTAGGACTGAAGAAAGGCGATTGCAGTCTATAAGAGCAAAGCTCGAAGCTGAACAGGTACAAAAGGGCAGAGAGATTAAAATAGTCAAAGATTTTGATTCTTTAACACCTGAAGAGCGTTTGAGCCATAAATCTTACTACGAGATTATCGACAAAAGAGATATGAACGACCCGAAACTAAGGAAAGCACCTTATGAGTTCAACGGCGCTCAGGTTTCTACTCTTTTTGGCAAACAAAATAGCATCAGAAAAGGTTTCGAAGAGAATAAATTTGGAAGCATTTACGATTTTGATAACAGACAAATAACATTTTTGTACTTTGAAAAATCTGAATAAAGGATAAACAATGACTTTTTTAGAAATTATAAACAAGGCTTTGATTGAGCTGAATTTTAAACCGATAACTAGCTTAAGTTCGACAAAAATCGACCAAGTTAAGCTTAGAAATGCTATAAATAGAGTCAATAAATCTATAGTATTATCAAATGATTTTTGGTTTAGGCAAAATAAAACTACTTTAGTAGTAGATGACTCAATAGAGTTTGCTAATCCGGCAACGGGCAAAATATTATTTATAAAAGATAATGCCATTCATTACAGGTATGAGCTGGATTATACAAAAATTTATGATGGAACATCAGCGGGCCTTGTTTATTCTTTCTTTGGCGATAAAATTCTTTTCCCATCAAGCGATCCCTCTGTAACAGTTGATATTTATTATTTAACGGATAGCCCGGCTGTTAATGCCTCCGGCGTTGAAATATCCGAAATGACAACTATAACAGATGTTTCAATTATTCCTGACAAGTATCAGGAAACCGTTCTTGTCAACGGTGCTTGCATGCAATTTAAAGCTATGGTCACACATCCAAAATACCAGCACTGGAAAACAGAATATATTAAGGCCATTGCAGAACTAAGGGCTGAATGCCTTAATGATAGTGAAGAAAGACCTTCCATAAGTATTTATAATCCTGTAAAAACTATTAATGAACAATCTTTTGGGCATATATATGGCTGATAAAAATTATTTTGACTTCTCCGGCGGGCTTGATGCTTATAACTCCAAGCCTTTAGTAGGCCAATCGGAAAAAAAATGTTATTTAACGGGCTGTCAGAACATTGAGCTTTTAAACAATAAAGGTTTAAAACGCATGGCTGGTAGTGTGCTAAAAAAAGATGTTGGCTCAAAAATTCTTGGGATGAAAGAGTTTGAACTTAACGGGAATAGAGAGCTTATTGTTAACGCTGCTGATGGCAAATGCTATAGGCTTGATGCGAATAACGCATTAAATGAGCTTAAAACAGGCCTTTCGTTGACTGCTAAATGTAATTATGCTGAATTCATTAAAGACTATGGGGTAATTGTATCCAATGGCGTTGATGACCTTTTTTATGTTTTCAACAATGGCGTTGATCATGCTGATAACTGCAATGCCACTACGTCAGGCGGTCATAATATAAGAAGCCGAGCTATAGAGGTATACAAAAATTATATTTTTGTAGTTGACGGTTCAACTCTTTATTATTCTGCAAGGGGCATCTTCAACGACTGGACAACCGTAAATGATTCCGGCAGTATCAATAATTTTCATTCAGATAACAGTCCGGGCACTGCTTTAAAATCTTATAAATCCTATCTGGCCATACATAAAGAAAAGCAGACTTATTTTTTGTCCGGTGATGATCCTGAATCCTTTTCGATTATACCATTTGCCGACAAAGGTAGTTTAAGCCCCTTTGGTGTCAGTACGGTTGATAATACACAGTATTTTTATAATAACGGATTTTACACATTTGCGCAGGTTGGTGACAATAACCAGATCCGGCTACAAGATGATATTGCAAAAATTATCAGAAACGATTTACAAGATTTAAACGCTGGTAAAATAAATGAAAATATGATTCTGCATTACAAGAATAAAAACCAGCTCTGGTGGTTTGTTGCAAACAATACAGATGATTATTTTAACACTATCTTTATCTACGACTATGACAATAAATGCTGGTTTAAACGTGTAGTCCCTTATAACGTCACCTATGCATGCGAATATGACGGCTATGTATTAACTGGCACTGATACAGGTTTGATATTAAAAGAAGGCTTCGGCAAGACTTTTAATGGCTTAGACATGGGAGCACTCTGGTTCGTTAACCTTCCTTATCTGCATTTTGGGCAACCAAATAAAAAGAAAACCATAGACGAGCCTTATATAATCTTTGATGCTGGGGCAGACAATAAGTTTACGCTCAAACTTCGCAAAGATTATAACGATTATGAAATAGACGAAGAAGACAGAATCACACTTACCAACGGCGAGGATTTGGTCTGGGATGATAACTCAGATAACGCCACCGTTTGGGATGATAACTCATGGTCACAAGAAGGCAATATCGAATACGAAAGAATAAATATTTCAGGCTCTAATAGAAGCGTTCAACCAATATTTGCAGGAACTGAAGACGGTGACGACCTTAATATCATTGGCTTAGAGTTAAGGGACATCTTAATTGATGAATAATGAATTTGTATATATATCCTGCAAAAACAAAAAATTCCCTTATTATTCAGCTAAAAAACTGTTTGAGGTTTATAAAAATCTTATAACTGAAAACAAGCTTGGATTTATAGGCTTGATAAAAAGGACAAAGCCTTTCTTTTACGCTGTATTTGTAGATGGAGAGTTTAAGGGATGCCTATTTGTTAATATGTGGGATCTTGAAAATAAAAGGTGTGAGATAGGCGGGTTCTCTCGTAGAAAATCTTCTAAAGAAGTGACTCAGGGCATCAAATATTTTTGCAGGTATATTTTTTCCAACTTTGAAATAAATAAAATATACGTAGACACTAAACACAGTCATTCAGCTATAGCGGTGATCAGGGCAGGATTCAAGAGAAAAGGCAATATTTTATTTATGACAAGGAGTAATATAAATGTTTAATTTACCTGATAGAAACTATAAAAGCTTAAAACTTGACTTAAGGGCATACAGAGGCGGTGGCGACAATGAAGAGCCTAAAAAACCCTCTTTTCAAAATTCTACTATTCGATATGGTGGAACTGATGTTGCTAAAACGTACAATGATCCTACAGCCGGGATAGTAACTGAATACATTCAAACACCTGAGGAAAAGCAACTTCAAGAATGGCGCAAAAGCCAGATTGTCGAGTATGAGCCAAAAGTAAACACGTGGGATCAATCAACACTAGACGGATTTAAGGCTACCGCTGATGCCAATAAACAGAAAAACCTTACTGCCTTTAATGAATTATACGAACCCATAAGACGAAGTACAAGAAACGACTTTTTTAACAGGATGGGAACTCTTGACTCAACAGCTTATCTTGACAGAACCAATGAGATGGATAGAACCGAGAATAAAGCTCTTTCTGAAATTGCTATGGATTCAGTATCTCAAGAGGAATCACTCAAAAATGCTGAATTAGCAAGAAGATATCAATACCTTAATTATCTTCAAGGCAGTAATTCCGCAATGGATCAGAACGCATACAACGCTATGAATTATAGCAATACTGGCTCTAATAATGCTAACAGCTTTAATCTTGGTAATTATCAAGCTCAAGTTACGGCGTACAATGCACAACAACAAGCTGATGCAGCTAGAAAAGCCGCTATGTATGGAATGATTGGCTCAGGATTATCTGCCACTGGTGATGTAGTTAGTAGTCTTGCTACCGCCAAGAGCAAAAAATAAAAGAGGTTATAAAAATGGCTAAACTTAATATAAAAACAGTTCCTCCTACTGGTAATGAATTGCCAGACCCAGCAACGCTGGAAACAAAAGTACCCGAATTCATGCAAAAGTATAAAGATGCCGGAATTAACACTATCCCGGTAAACGGCATGAACTTACCCATAGATGTTGAAGGTATAAGAGCCGGGATAGGAAAAGGTTACAACTTTGGCGATCCGAGTCTTGCAAACTTGTACAAAAGCCCTCTATATAATCAGGGATCATTTTTAAGTGGATTACAACAGGGGCGTAACTACGGCAGCCCTGTACTTAAAATAGCTCAGGATAACGGGTATTTTAACCAACCCCAGAGTACTTCTGCACAAAACACACCTATACAAAATGTTTCTAACGTTCAACCAGCAGAACAACAGACAGACACAAGAGAGCCTTTAAATCAAACCGTAGAGAAAAAAGGCTTTGACTTCTCAAAAGTAGGATCGTTTTTAAATCATCCTGCAACAAGAGGCGCTATCATGGCTGGTGTTGTCGGGCTAACTGGTGGTAGCGGGCTTGAAGCGTTAGGCTATGGCATGGGTACAGGTTCTAAATACGCAGCAAACAGACAGGAAAATAAGTTTAATAAAATGCTGGCAGAGCGGTATGGGTTTAAAGATGCTAGCAATTACACTAGTGATCAGGTTGAAAAAATGGCTAAAGCCAGGCAGTTTGAGGTTGATACTAAGAGTCAAGCTTTAAAAGATATAAAAATGGAGTATGAAATCTTATCAGAGAAAGCCAAGTCTCCATACTATGATGAAAGCGCAAAAGCTGAAGTCATGCAGAAAATGGCTACTCTTGAAAAAACATATCAGGATATTAAGACAGGAAAACAAAAACTTATTCAAGAGACATCAAACGCTGAATATGCAGACCAATTGAATCAATCTAAGATTAATTATAATAATAGTGGTATAGCTGCTAGGAATTACGACGTAAATGTATATAAGCCTGCTCAGTTAAAGAATTTAGAGGCTACCACTGACAAAACTATTGCAAGTACCAATTTACTCAATAACCCCAATTCTAAGCCTATTAGTGGAGATGCTGCTAAGCTATTGGGGCATGTAAATGTTATGCAAAATGCATTAACAAATATATCAAAAATAGGATCTGGAGTTGATTTTTCAGACATAGCAAATCCGCAAAAAAGAGCAGATTTTGAAATAAACGCCAGAAATGCCAGAGAGTCATTAGGGCGTATGAACTCTGGCGGCGCAATTAATAAAGATGAATTAAAATCATTTTTAGGCTTAGTACCAACTTATGAAGATTATGTATATGATAAAAGATTTGGAACAAATATTATTAAAAATAAAATGGAAAATTTGCAAATAAAAATAAATACTATTAAAGAAGGCATGAAACAGAACACTGGCGTAACACAACAACAAGCTATTGATGAGCTAAAAAGAAGGGGGCTGATATAATGCCTTTATCTAATTTATCTAATGAAGAATTAATACAAATAGCTCAACAAGGTGATAATATGCCTCGTCAAAATGACATAAGCAGTATGTCTAACGAGGAATTAATGACCATCGCAAGGCAAGATAAAGAAAGACAATACAATACCCCTCTTTTAACTGGCG